GCCCGTCACCGTGATGACGGGCGGATATCCGGTGAGCGTCAGCCCCAGCGGACCGGGCACGACCATCACGTTCGCGGTGGCCGCCACGTCCGGGACCATCCCCGCGAACATGAGCGCGGCCGCGGCCATCTGGAGGGCCAGGTTCGCGGTGGTCGTGACGGACGGGGCCGCCGTCCCGATGGCTACGTTCGCGGCGGCCGGCTGCACCAGGGTGACAGCGACGGCGCTCACGGCGGGCGTCGCCATCCCGATGGTCAGGGCAGCCGCGGAGGGCTGGACGAGGACCCATGTCGCGACCGCCGGTGTCGCGCTCGTGATCCCGACAGCTACCGCTCCGGGTGCAAGGGAGACCGGGAGCCAGACTGCAGGTGTGGCGCCCGCCGCGGACATCCCTGCGGCGTCTGGGGCCACGGACACGGGCAGGGCGACTGCCGGCGTGGCAGTCCCGACGGTAATGGCGGCCGCGGCGGGCTGGAGCAGCTGGTAGTTCTGGGCGACGACCGCCGGTGTGGCCGTGCCCACCGTGACCGCGACGGCGGCCGGCTCGGCCTTCGGCCAGTTCTGGGCGACGAGCGCAGGCGTGGCGGTGCCGACGGTGACCGCGGCGGCCGAGGGCGCGATGCTGACCGGGGTGCCGACGGCCGGGGTCGCGCCGGCGACGGTGACGGCGGCCGCGGCGGGCTGGAGCAGGATGTAGTTCTGGGCGACGATCGCCGGTGTGGCAGTGCCGATGGTAATGGCGGCTGCGGCGGGCTGGACAAGGATCGGTGGGATCTCGCGGACGGCGAGGGCGATGGCGGCGACGTCGTCGGTGATCGTCGCTCCGCCGACGTTCCGCTCTCCCTGCCCGGCTGCGCTCTCGTAGAACGTGTCGATGACGTAAAGGCCGAAGTCGATGGACGGCCCGGCCAACGAGCCCGAGCCCGCCCCCGTGACGTTCGACGTGCCCTGGTAGCGGCCCATGAACCGGAGACTGTTCGTCCCCGGCGAACCGTCGGTGACGGACTTCAACGCGACCGTTCCCGTGCCTGATCCGAGGGAGGAGGCCGCCGTGTTGGAAGTGCTGCCGCCGTGCGTCATCACGCCGGGGAGGTAGACCTCGGTGGGCCCGGACGCCGTGACCGTGTAGCACACGGCGTACAGGACGTGCGTCCACGGGGTCGCGTCGGAACGGTTGACGACGACGGCCTTGGTGCCCGTCCCGCAGTTGTCGAGGTAGTACGCGATGACCGACCCCGGCTCGGTATCGCTGTCCTTCGCGTTGTATGCGATGGCGGTCATCGTCGTGCCGCCGTAGGTGACGCTGGTGACGGGCGGGAGGGCGTTCGTGACGACACCGAACACGAACACCAGAGCCCCACGGGCGGACGCACCGCCCGTGTGGTCCCAGGTGAACGAGGCCGCACCCGAGCCGCCGGTTGTCCCGGTATGGCTCTCGGTACTGGTGTCGTATGCGACGGCCATCGACTCGGAGGTCCTACGTGACCGTGACGTTGATGACGGCGGCCGAGGTGCCGCCGATCTGCAGTTTGTTGCCGTTCGTCGCGGTCACGTCGCCGTGGCCGGTGTCGAGCGCCGCGAAGCAGAGGATGTACTTGGTCGCCCCGTCGTAGTAGATGACCGCCTGCTTCGCCACGAGGTTGGCCGTGCCAGCCGTCCACTCCACCACGGCCGCCTGCGTGATGGCGACGTCGTTGGTCGTGACGGTCGCGGTGACCATGTCGATGGATGCGCCGGTGGCCGTGTACCCGGTGTTCGTGACACCGACCTCGTTAGTCGCGGCATAGACGGTCGAGGCCGCCGTGATCTGGTTCCACACCGTGTACAGAGCGCACTTGAACGCGCCCGAGTCGATGGGGATGGAACCATCGGCGATGAGTTTGGCGGCCCCGTTGGTCAGGGTCCAAGGATCGGCTGCCATATCGCTCTCCTTTCAAATACGGATGATCTTGAGGACGCGGCCGGCCCGGTCGCGCTGCACCGATTGGGTCGCCCCGGAGCCGTCCGAGAACTCCTGGCGAATGGTGGAGATCAGGCCGCGAACGTCGCGGTCAACGGTGGCCCGAAGTTGGACGGGAGCGGGCTCGCCCTGCGGACCCTGCTCGCCCCGCTCACCCTGCGGACCACGGACCCCAGCCATCCCGTCGGCCCCGCCCCGGCCCGGCTCGCCCTGCGGACCCTGCTCGCCCCGCTCACCTTGCGGACCCTGCGGGCCGCGGATCGTTTCGAGCACGGCGATCAGATCGGCCGGTACGGCACGCCGGGCCGGGGCGGCAAGAGCGGCGCGGAGCGCCTCGGATCGGGCGCTCATTCGGATGGTCCTTCCGTGATCCGCACGACTCGGCCCTCATCGTCGTACTCGAGGACGGTCTCGCTCGGCTCGGCCGCGATCTGCTCCGGCACCGTCGGTTCGGGGAGGTTCACCTGAATGGCACCCTCCGCGATCGTCACGGGGGGCGCAGTCATGTGAACGTCCGGTGTGTTGACGGTCAGGCTCGGCATCTGCGATCGCCCGACGAGTTCGAGCGCCCGCACCCGGACCTCCAGGTCGCTATCCGGGATGACGACGAGTTCGGCCGTGAGCTGCCGCGGTGGAGACCACGACCGGACGATCCACGGTTCGCAACTGGCGACGGGCTCGAACAGGCTGGGGAAGGCGGCGACGAGCGGATGATCCGGGGCGAAGTGGTCGCCACGCGTGATCTCCGAGCCCACCCAGTCGCCGGACGACGGCCAGAAGTCGCCCCGAGCGGCGAAGGCTTGCGCCCCCGAACTACCAGGCGGTTGCAACTGGACCGGAACGAGCCCCGTGTGGGAACCGGAAAGCCGGCGGAGGTCGCCCGACGTGACGGCATCCACCACCGCGTCGTGTTCCCATCCGCCATCGCCGAGTTGGCGCATCGCCTGGGCCTGGACGAAGAGCGCGTCCACCGCGTCCTTCACGTCCTCGCGCAGGAACGGGATGTCCCGGTCGTCATACCAGAGGCGCGAGCCGGGCGACGGCGGCACGATTACCTGGAGCGAGCCGGCGAGGTTCCGCCAGAGCGGGCGGAGCGTCTTGTCGGCAGTGAGCCTCTTGGCAGACGGGAAGTTGCCGGCGTTGAGAGACGAGCCCTGCAGCCCTTCGGAGAGCCCGACCACCGTCGGATGGATCCCCGAGGCGGCGGCGATCCGCGTCTCGCCGGCACCCTGCGTCACCTTGAAGTCCATCTGTTGCAGGTTCGAGCCGACGACCGTGGCGTCCGTGCCCGCCCCGATGTAGAGGGTCTTGTAGGCGTTCGCGAGCCCTTCGTGCTTCTGCCGGAAAACCTCCACCCACTCCGCGAACTTGACCCTATCCTCGATGTTGACCTTCACGACCATGTTCGGAGTGGCGCCGTTGACAAAGAAGTTGAGCTTGTGCGAGGTCGCCGCGCTATCGGCGAGGACCTCCCGAATGATCGGGGTGAGCCAGGACATGCCGCGGTAGTGGGCGAGCGGATCCGGGATCGGCGCGAAGTGGGCGACCTCTTCGCGGACGAACGTCTGCGGCTTCCCCATGCCGAGCCCGCCCGGCCAGTAGATGAGCCCGATCATCTCGGCGTCGACGTCGTTCGGGTCGAGTGCCACGCCTCGCTCCTGGCTTCCGAGTACGATCGAAACCCAGTCAGGTCGAAGGCGCTTGATCCGGCCAGGGCGGCGCACCAAGAAGCCGTTGCCGGCGAGGTCGGCATCGACGATCGCCCTCGCCAGCAGATCGCCGGTCGTCTTGCCGGGCTCCGGCTCTTCGAGGATGCGAAGGTCGGGCGTCCCGAACAGGTCACCCGGCCGGCCTGCCCGTAGCTGCTGGAACTGGAAGCGGGCTTCGGAGAAAAGGAGCATTCGGGCCAACATGCAACTGAACACGGCGCCGTTGCCCCGATAGGCGCCGGCGGCGAGACTGGTGTAGGTCCCGTCCATCTCCTCCCGGTTGCCGACGAGCGTCTGGGTGTAGCCCTGGAAGGCGGACAGGATGTTGCCCCAGCCGAGCCCGCCGGTCAGGTATTCCTCGCCGACGAGTGAGCGCATGCCGATCTGGGAGGCGACAGAGCGGACGGCAGCCTGCAGGAGGTTCATCGGCCGGGCACCTCGATCGAGATCGCGACGAGCAGCGCGCCGGCCGCGATCAGGGCGGCGGGCGGGTAGATGGCGGCGATGCCGGCGATGCAGAGGGCCGCGCCGAGCAAAAGAGCCATGACGCGCGGCAGCGATCGAACGCGGAACGGGATCCGCGGCGCGCTCATGCCCACACCGCCATCGGGGGATCGACGAACGCCTTCGGCTCGCGGGGCGACGCGAATGAGTTGACCATCGCGGCAGCGGTCAGCGCGTCAATCACCCGCCGATCCTGTTCAGAACTCACCCGCGTTTGGGCCGGACGATCGAACCGGGCATCCCCGCGCGGCAGGATCCGCGCAACGGCGTTGAGGACATGGCTCGTCAGGCCGGCGTCGCCGGAGTGCTTGAGCTGGCCCTGCCGCAACCCCTCAACGAACCGTTCGTAGTCCTGGACCGCGAACACGTTGCTCTGGGGCCGATCGATGACGACGGCGCCGATCTCGGACTCGATCCAGGCCGCGAGCTGTTCGGCGCGGTTTGTGTCCATGACGACGGTATCAATCGGGTTTCGGGCATGAATCGCGATGATGGCCGTCTCGACCTTCGCAGGGTCGAGCGAGGTACCGTCACGGGGCGGAACGAGGATTGAGGCTGGCCCCAACTGCCGGTACTTCGGGTCGCGAACCCAGAGCGGAACCGCAGCCGTCGTGTCCCACTTCCAGGCCACATCCAGTCCCAGCGAGACGGGCTTGCCACGTGGGATCTGACGGCTGGCGAGAGCCTTAGTCCACTCGCGTTCTTGAATGGCGGCATTCTCCGCGCGGGTCGGCACGTTGCACACGAAGCGCCGCCAGTGAGCGAGGGTCATCGTGGCCGAGCTGAACTTGTCACGGAGGCTCGGGACCGTGATCCCGCTGAAGGGGTTCGCCGCCTTCACGGCGCGGAAGTTCTTGACGTTCGAGCCTTCCGGCACGGCCCATTCATGGAGCACGATGCGGGGCGAGGCTGCCCGAGTGAACGCGCCCTTGCGGGTCACCTTCTCGGCCGACTGGCGGATCTTCTCGCGTGTCAGCTCGAAATCACTGCCGGGCTCACCAGCCGTCGAGATGCCGACGACCTGACCGCCGCGCTTCGTGAGCTTGCCAACCCATGTCCGGTAGAGGGCGAGGTCCCGGTGACGGTGCATCTCGTCGAGGATGCCGAGGGTCGGGATCACACCGTCGCCCGTCCGATCGTCGGCTGCGAACACCTGGATGCGTCCGCCGCCGTAATGGTTGATGCGGCGATAGCCTTCGAGGCATAGGAACCGCGGGACTTCCGTCTTGCGCTTGCCTTTGGCCTCTTGGATTGGCGAGTGAACCATCTCGTGCAACCGATCGGAACGAATGACGAAGCCCTCCGCCTGCCGGTAGAGGATCTCGGCCTGCTCTCGCGAGCTGGCGGCCACGGGAACCGAGGCACGGGGCCGGTGTTCACAGTGGTACAGCGCAAGGCCGGCCACCAATGTCGTCTTGCCGTTCTCCTCTGGCACGACGAGCCAGCATTCAGGGCAGCCGGAGAAGACGTCTTGAATGAACGCCTCCTGGAACGGCTCCAAGTGCCAGGGCCCGCCGGTATCGAGGATCAAGCCGGCCGCCCATGCTCGAAAGTGAGGCAGGGTAAACGGAAGGGGTTCCTCTGTCCGCATCGCCCGTCGGCTGGGGACGATCGACAGTGGCGGGTGGTAGGTCGGTTCAGCAAGTGGTTGCGCGATCACGGAATATCTCTCGCGGAAACG